AGGAGTACGGGGATTTCCCAGGACGACAGGGCAAGAGAACCGACATTGACGAGTTCGTTGAGTGGGTCAAGTCCTTGCCCACAAAGCCCTCGGAGCGTGATGTCGCCAATCAATTCCCTGGAATCTATCTCCGATACCCCAGACTCTCCGCCCTTGCGGGTCATTTACGTCCAGCGGTGGAGCTACTCCCCGCGGATGCAGAGATGAGGGGTTGGCAGCAGGAATTATGGGATACATTAGAAGAGGATCCGGACGATCGTTCGATCATCTTCGTCATTGATCCTCAGGGGGGATCTGGTAAGTCTTGGTTTGTACGATACATGTTGAGTCGCAAACCTGACACGTGTCAATTTTTATCTATTGGAAAGAGAGACGATATGGCGTATGCAATTGATGAAACTAAAAAGGTATTTTTATTTGATATTCCTAGACTCGGAATGCAGTATTTGCAGTATTCCGTATTAGAGAAGTTAAAGGATAGGATGATTTTTTCTGGTAAATATATGAGTAACACGAAATTTATTGAGCACCCCGTGCATGTCGTAGTTTTTTGCAATGAGGCTCCGGACATGAACTGTTTAACGCTTGATCGTTATAAGTTTGTAGAGATTTAACGTTTATCTTTAAAGTAAACTGTATGCAATCGCTGAGTGGTGACGTAGGAGCCAATAGCGTCTAGCCCAGTGGGATAGTCCCCTGGGTTATTTGCCTCATACCAAAAAAACTCAAATAGTGGATGATTGGGTTCTGTTTGCCCCGTAGTGTTATATGCAAAGGTCTTGTTTATCTTTGCATAGAATTCGATCTTCCATTGCCACTTGTGGTAGTCCCAGTGGAAGCCTGAAGAATCTGGGAACCGCTGTTCCAGAGTCTTCTTGCGGTGAAAGATGATATTGAAGTTATGATCCGGGTTCATGGGCAAACAGATCTTTGCTTGGTCCCAGGTACTTCCCGTTGTATTATTATTGAACGGATGGTCGCGGTCTCCCGCGTCTTGGCGGTATCGGAAGAACCTCGTTCTTGCGACATTTACAAAGTCAACCAGCCCCTGGGCTGATTGTTTAGGCTGTACGACCGCCCAATGCAATACGATAGGTTGCATCTTGAAGGGAGTGTTTATGAATTGGAAGTTCCTGCAGAATTTTATGCCGGTGACATACAGATTTAATCCCTCTCTGGCACTGATGGCGTTGGTGGATGTGAAACCAGGGAAGTTAATGATATTAGAGTTCAATTGACCCAGGATTACGAAGACAGGCGCTGGACTGTCTAGTACGTCTTGACGTGCCAGAGCAGGTCGCTTGGCAGTCTTTTCCATATGACGAGTGTACTTGGGAGACATTGTCCGTTTCTTTCGGACATATTTTACGACTTTGCGAGTTGTCATGTATGCTTTTTTAATCTTTTGTCGATTGCGGTACGCATATTGGATGACGCGTGCAGCGCGCAATGCATTCCTTGCATAAGGATTGGTTGCAGCAGCATAAGAGGCAGCTCGCATCAAGGAGGAGCCACTACCATAAGGTACAAGCGACATGTCACCGTATTCGATTATTTAAAGTTATGGAGGCCGAGTCGCGCAACCGCGCGACGGAGGCCGACTAGGGTATCTTTGGTGTCAGAATTATCGCGCGAAATGCGCGTGTTAGGAATTGAAGTGGCCGCTAGTATTACCGGCCACTTTTTTCCATTTCCTCTCATAAAATTCTGAATCATGGTTCAAGCGTCGCGATTTTGTTGGACATTAAACAATTACACTGCGGACGAAGTCGCGCAAATTGTGGATCGCCACCATGGCGAACAGATCAAGTACGGCGTATTTGGGCGGGAATTATCACCCACAACAAATACGCCCCATTTACAGGGGTTTTTCATCGCGACAAGATCCATTGTATTATCCACGGCCAAAAATCTCATATCCCCAAGGTGCCATATCGAACCCGCCCGCGGTAACTCTAAGCAAGCTGCCGACTACTGTAAGAAGGATGGCGACTATGAGGAGTACGGGGATTTCCCAGGACGACAGGGCAAGAGAACCGACATTGACGAGTT